CCAAGGAAGGTAAATCTTGAACTTGAGGGATTTCTTAGATAGTGGCGACTTCGGTAGGACTTCAACGCCCATGTCCCCTCGTGCCGCTAGTTCGCGGAGCTTGAATGATAGGATGGTTTGGTTCAGTCCACGGAGTTGCTCGGGGCTATTCCTGAAACAGGCGCCTAATTCCTCTAGGATCGCGGATGCTGTTCCTACAAAGGGGGTTAGTCTTTCTGGTGCTGTGCGACGTGACCACCACTCGTTGAGCTTTTCATGGACGGCTCCGGTGTAGGAGGATTGGAACTGCTTCTCCTTGATCTCGTTTGCAACGATAGCACGGATTCCGTAGCGCCCCTTGCGGTCAACAAGTTCGTCTGGGGGGGTCCAGCTAAGAAGCCATGCGAGGAAGTGGGGTAGCTCCGTTGTTTCGATGTTGTCGAAGACATCGGAGGCGGGGTGGTCTGCCCAAGATTTCAAGTAGACGCCGATGATTTTGTCTGCGTTGGAGAGTTCCATCGTTGGCATGAGTCGGATGGAGACGGGATCATCGTTGAGTGCTAGGACAACGCGACCGCGCCATTCAACCTCGGTAGGGGTCTGGTACTTTTCATGGTACATGTGACTGCCGTGGGCTACGAGTTTCTTGAGGGCGCTTGCGTAAGCGAGACGTTTATCCTCGGAGCTTGCGCCTTGGGAATCGTCGATAACTGCGAGTGGGGCTCGGAAGACCTCGGCATTGAACCCGCCACTTTGACCGTTTGCCATGTTGGACATGTCGGCAAATCCGCCCATTGCGGGCTTGAGGATTTTATGAATCGTCCATGATTTGTAGCAGTGAACCGGACCAACAAGAGCCAAGATTTGACCGATGGCTGGGTCGCCTGCTAGGGCTGTGGAGTAGTAGCGTCGGAACCAAGCAAAGAAAAGGTACTTGTAGGTATCTGATGCGAAGACGTTATCATAGACTTGAGCAATGATTGGGAACTTCTCACCCCAAGCGGCTGCGGTTGGTGCTGGCTGCATGACTGTCACGAAGGAGAGGTTTAGGAACTTGCGACCGGACTTATCGACAATGTCGTTCTTGTCGTAGAGGAACGGGGCTGCTCCATCCACACGGCGAGTCTTTAAGATAGTCAGCATGGCCTTGTCGAAGGGGGAGGCCGACTGGCCCTTGGCTGCTTTGGTCGAGAATCCGCGAACCTTGACGTGACTGGATACCATTGAGGCGCTAAGGGGCCTCCAGAATCCGTCTGATGCGCGGTCGTAGAAACCCTTACCGTCGTAGGCGAGGTCATCAAACGCCGCTGGATCGACCATCGACCCTATGCCGCTCGCTTGGGCAAAAGCCCGATAGGCAGCAGCATCGGATTCGGGTTCAGAAACAGGAGGCTCTGCTCCCTCAAGTTGTCCGTCCGCGTCACCTTCGGAAGCCTCGTCAGCCTCACTGCTGTCAGGCTCCCTGGGCAAGCTCCCAGTGGGACTATTATCGACGCTAGGTCCCGAGTTATTCTCGTCCACTCGGTTTTGTTGGACGCTGACACTTGCACTAGGGCGTGTGCCGATGAGTTCCCCGACAAGGTTATAGATGTGATGCGGATTGGGAGTTGTTTCAGGATCGTTAGCCATAGTTCAGGTGCTATATTGTCGCTCTCAATGAGGGCGTATTTGAAGTTTGTTGTGTTTTCCTCGGAGCGACGACTTGCTTTCCCAAGACGTTCGATCTGTTGGTAGTTTCCGGTGACTGGGTTCATTAGGAACCAAGCACCGTTCTGGTTGTGCCGGATGACTCTATCGAGTTCTTCCTGCGTGGTTGAGTGTGACCATACGAGCTGCCCTTGAGTGCGGTCGTTGGTGAAGATAATAGTTTTTTCGTTAGGTCCGAAGACTGCACGCAAAGTATCATTAAGTGATACCTTCTGTGGATCGATGGGGCTTAGTGCCATGATCTCCTCGAAGCTGGTCGGCCCTTGTGCCGTGAGTCGCTTGATTGCGGTTGGGTCAACGGTGAACTTTGGGATATACTCGGCTGCTGTTGGCGCTCCCTGCGTTGCTGCCTTGCGGATCGTGTTCTCAATCTCGCTTGGCTGCGGGGGGCGAGTCATCCACTCGGTAACAAGGTCGAGGATTTCGTCTTCTTCGATCTCATTTCGCATTAAGGAACTCACCGCTGACATGAGCCAGCGATGGCAACCTTCCCCTGACGGAGGACATTCGGCTATTCCGAACTCACTCGGGCTTTTGAGTGTCATCATTTTTCGGTTCCTCCTTCTTCTTGAAGATCAAGTCGTAGTTCTCCCTGAACTTCTTGTAGTCGAAGCCCTTTCTTGGCTTGTCGCCTTTTCCATTTTTTACTCGGATTATGTCTTGTGTCATAAATTGAATTTCTAATTGCGTCTGCTGGAAGCTTTAATGTGGTGCATACCGTTTCGTAGGTTTCTGAACTTAAAAACTTAACTGCTAGTGCTTTGTTGGTTCCTTTGCAGAATTTTGCGTCATGGACTGCCTGCTCGATTATGGCGCATAGAACTGACCGGACTCCTAGTGGGTCTAGTTCACTATTTTGCATACCGCTTCATTACATCTGCTTCTGCCCCTACCGGTAGCGTCTTGCACCACTCTGGCGTTGTTGACATTATGGTTTCGATCTCTTTTCTGGAGTCTTCTGCGGTTGCTTCATCGACGATACAGACGACTTCATCGTGGACTCGCAGGATAACCTCGTAGCCTTTTTCCGTCACCGCCGCCACTCGATCCATGAAGATGTCGCGGGCGAAAGCCTGAGTGAGATTCTCAGCTAACAGCCCGCCGTAAAGTTTGCTGCGGAGCATCTTGCCGTTGCGTGGGATGACACCAGAGGACTCGTAGCCTCCTTTTACGTCGCGGTATATGAGTTGACGACCGCTTGGGAGCGTAACATTCAGGTGTGATCCTTGTGACCGTCTGAGGTAGTCTTCTAGCTCTTTCCAGAGCGCCACGATTTGCGGATTAGACTTGCGGTAGTCTTTGACAACGCGCTCCGCTTCTTGCGGTGAAATCTCCAACCCTGCCATCATTTTCGCTACGACTTGAAACTTGTTAGCCCCGCATCCGAATCCAAGCCCTAGGACGCGAGCTTTAGCCAGTTGGCGTAATGCTTTATCGACATCTTTAAGTGGTCGAGGGTCAGTGTAGCCCATCGTTGCCCTCGCGTGAGCCTCGTAGACATCGACGCCCGTGCGAAGAACATCAAGTGTGGCTTTATCTCTGGCTAGATAAAGTATGCAACGGGCTTCAATTTGAGCGAGATCGCAGACCACGAGCATCTTCCCTTCTGGGGCTTCGATGAGGGAGCGAATATCTACGCCTGAAACTACGTCTCTTGGTAGGTTTTGAGCGTTCCAACCGCCCGATCCCGAGTCGCGGCCTGTGGTAGCCCCGAAATACTTCAAATCGTAGCCCATTCGACCGCATGGACGGGTACGAGTGAGCATCGTTTGGATGGTTTTAAGGTGTTTATTAGCCTTGCGGTGGTCGCGGATCGCTCGAACCCAAGGATAAGTGTCTTGGAAGGCTTCTTCCCACCTCTGAGCGTCGTCTTCTTTCTCTGCAAAGCTCTCGGGGGCCCAAATCCCCTCTTTGGCGCATTGATCCCTGACCGCGTGAAGCGATAAAGCAGGGCGGTCGGGGTGCCAAGGTAGGAGATTGCGTGTTTTTTCGCTCGTTTCGGCTAAAGTTATAGCACTTTCGCGTAACTTCTTTATATTTACGGGCACTCCACGCATTGTCATCTCGCGTGTGAGCTTAGAAATTGTCCTTTCGCGCTCGGGCCACTGGTCGCCGTGCTTGAGCCAAAGATTCAGCGTATTCTCGGCATCCGAGAGGGCATATTTCCGAACATCTTCCTGAAAGTCTGGCGTCATGGTCGCCCATTGCTTCTTTTTCATCTTATCCCGCACGTCTTTTGAGATTTCCAGCCCTAGCAGATGGTGAGATGCCTCTTTCAAGGATCGCGGGTAGCTGAAAAAGGCGGTCATGTCGGCGGTATCGTAGACCTTCTCCGCATAAACAGGCTGGACGATTGCTTTTTCAACGAGGCAGTCCAAGAGAGTCAGATCGAATGCCGCATTGTGCATTATCCAAGTCGCCCCGTTCACGACCTCCCAAGGGGCATCTTTTGGGTGCCCGACGAAACGTAGTCCGTTATCCCCCGCCATAGACACTAGGTAGATGTCAGTCGCCCGTGCGTAATGCCACCCACCCAGCGTCGTTATGCTGGTTTCATTGTCGTAGTACGACTCGAAATCAATAGCACAGATCATTATAAAAGCTCTGGCAACTGTCTCTCTTGTTTCAACTCAATGAGAACGTCGCGGACGATCTCAACGGTCGTGTAGTCTGGCTTAACGAGGACTCCGTCTTCATCTCGCCACTTAGAAAGCAGACCGCAATCGTGGTGTAGAAGCGACCTGATTTCGTTGAGTAGGTCGTCGATGACTAGCAATGCGTCCGTCCCCTTGAGGGCGTAGAGATGCTCGTTTTGTTCTTCTGGTAGGTTAAATTCTAGTGTGGCTTTCATAAGAGATATAGGTTGCATGGTTATTACTCCATGCAACCCATTTGTTGACTCAGGGGAGTGTGTTAATGAGTTCTTTTTGGGCTTCGGTTACGAGACCCGCCGAACGAATCGTCGGTGTCCACCATGACTTGTCAGCCTTAGTGGTGATGAGCGAACCTAAATCCCACTGCCCACCTTTAAGACCGCAAGCGGCGAGGTGTGTGCGAAGCGAAGTTGCAATCGGAACTGCGACACCGCTGTACGAGGTCGAAGCAAATGTTGCAACGGCTCGTGTGTAGCGAGTGCCGTCGGAAGCGATGTTGTAGAACAAGGATTCACTCTCTTCTGACAGCCCCTCGATCGCTTGAATGAGGAACTCAACGGTGGCGATTTCTGAGAAGAAGTTCGCCCCACGAGTCCAATGCACCTGACCCCCTACATCCCGCACCTGTGCGGCTGTGGAGAACATTCGGACTGGCGTGTTTTCACGGTCGTCATACGGAATGTTTTCTTGGTACTGCTTCATCATCTGTAGCGTGATGACGCGAAGTGCGACGCCCTTTTTCTTGTCTGTGGGGTCGATTTGACTGATCTGATGTTGCTTGTCGAGAACCCAAGTTCCTGGGCTAAACTGATCCGCGAGAACGCCCGTTTTATTGACGAGGTTGATGCGTGGGAGTTTGGTATCACTTGCGCTCCAGTCTCCAATGAGGCCCTTGTCGGAGTAGTCATTGGTGCTGATATTTGCGAGCGCGTTTGCTTCCGGCTGCGTTGTTACGAGTTGTTTCGTGTTTTCGATTTCGTCGAATGATATGGTTGCCATTTTTAGTATTTTAGTGGTTTAGTTTTGTTGTTCTGGTTATGGGGTTATTACATGAGACGCGGAATTTATCAATCCGTTCAAACTATTTTTGACTTTTTCAAAAAAAGAATCGTCCCTTCTACTTTTGCCGCATTCGCGTCAATGAGAGCATCTCGCAAAGCTGTTTTAGACTTAGCCATTTGCCCTCGTTCTGCGGTGCGTGAAACAGCTTTTTCTAGTTCACCAATTTTTAGTTTGGCGCAAGCTGCGAAAGCTTCTGGCGTGATTTTATTTTTCACGACTTCCCATGCTGCTTGAGCGTCAGTGATGTCAAACGCACTAGAGCGTTCGGCAAGTTCCCAACCTGGGATTTCTACCCCCGAGAGTCGAAGCTCTAGGGCGCGGGCGTCCACCTTCTCAGCCCATCCTTTGAGGATCGGGGAGAGCTTTTTCGCGAGTGCCATTTTCTCTGGATCAGTGATGATCGCGGGATCGAACTGCGGTGGGAGTGCAAGCTCGTCTGGCTGATATTTGCTGGCGATGGCGAGTGCGAGGCTGTTGAGCTTCGGGCACTCGGCGCGGTGAGCGCACCATGCACAATGGCCCCCTGTTAAATAGGCTGCTGGGTCGTTACGCTTCGCTGCCTCAATGATCGCCGTTACTTGCGCTACGAGGCGGTCTAGGTCTTCTGAGCGAGTCCAACTAACTACGTCTATGATCCCTTGGAAGGGGAGAACAACGTGAACAGTGAGCGTTTCTACTTTTGCGTGTGCGTGGAAAATGCCAATGGCGTAAGCCCAAAATTGAGGCGAGTCGGCTTCGTATTTTCCCCATGCAAATTTGTAGTCCACCAACTCTGCACTGGTTCCGTGAAGCATGATGTGGTCGATATGCCCAAACTGATCGAGGACCACATAACGACGCTCGCGAATATCCTCCACAGGCGCTTGGCACTTGGCTCGCAGAGAGGTGAGGTACTGCAAGCACAGCCCTGCACTTTTGCGGAGAAACTCGTCGTCGGCAGGAATGACATCGAGGTTTTCTTTCTCGACGGCAAGGTGCCCTAGGGAGCCTCTATCTGCTGCGGTGGTGTCGCGGGTTTGGTCATTACGAAAGCCTGGGCATTTCGCTTTTTCTTTCAGAGAGGACGGCGAATGCTCGGCGTGTTCTCTCTCGTTGTTTTCTGCTAACGCGAGTGAGACTTCTCTCACGTCGCGCAGTTGTGTTGTTGTGTCTGACATAATTCCTTCGTTAAAAATTGTTGTATTCTCCCGCTTGTGGGCTGTGAGGTGCAGTGCTGCTTGCTCCACGGTCCCTGAGACAAACAATCGGAGAACCAATGCGCGGTTTTTTCCACCAAATCGTCGGATGCGACCTATTGCTTGTTCCTCGGCTGTGCCGCTGAATTGCGGGCAGATTAGGGCAGTGCGTGGCGCGTTACCATGAACGTCGTGGAGGTCGATACTCTGGCCTCCAGCGCCGATTTGAATGACGAGGCAGCGGAGGATATTTGCCTGGAATTTATCGCGGCTCTGCTGTCGCATATTCTGCGACACCCTCCCGTCTATTGTTTCGGAGATGTCGCCAAGAAGCTTTGAAGCGAGATCGATGGAAGCATGGAAGTTGAGGAACATGACTGCACTGCCTCCGTCTTCCACGATCGCTGCTGCACGCTCTACGAGGTAGGGAATCTTTATGAGTTCGATCGCTTGGCGCTGCCGGAGGTTCTTCACAGCCGCTGGGTCTTCGATGTCCACCATCTCTGAGTAGAGCTTGTGAATTTCTTCACGATCGAGTGGTGATATAAAAATGGGTTCGTCGGAAAGCGTGAGGTCTGGGAGCTGCTCGCTTAAAACCGCGTCAGGCGTCCGGCTCCCGCGAGTGGTGAACACGGAATCGTGGAGGTGCTGCATTCGCAGTTTGTTTTCTTTTACCTTCGGGTCCCATTCTAGCCCGCCCCATTGACCTCGTTCGGCCCCCATGTGAGCGGCCCAGTTCCAGAATTGACGTGAGTGGAATAGCCCTAGCTTCACGCCAATGCTTTTCATTCGGAGCGGGCTCTCTGCGGCTGTCGCCGAAAGCATGAGTGTGCGATAGGGAGAGGCTTCGAGCATCTTTCCGTTGGCGGATTTCATGCCTGCGCACATGTGAACTTCATCGACTATGAGAAGGAGCGATTCGGGCACCCATTTAAAATTAGTACCCACTTTTTTTAACCACGCGGTGTTCCCCGTTCGGAGTTTTTCAGGGTTCTCGACAAACACGGGATCAATGCCGAACGACTCCAGAGTGGCTTGCCACTTGGCTTTGACGCTCTTTGGGCAGATCACTCCGACTGGCAGCGCGTAGCGCCGAGCGACTTCACAAGCGATGATGGTTTTCCCCCCGCCGCAGCCAGTCGCCTCTAAAGAGGCACCGTTTGCATCTAGGCTTTTGAGGTTTTTTTCCACCGCTTTTTGCTGAAACGGATAGAGAGTAAATTTCATTCTTCCTCGAATTTAGAAATCTGCGAACTGCACTTGGCGTATCCTGCTATATCAACGTAGGTGTCGCGAGTTGGAGTGTAGCAAGCACGAGCCATTTTGAGCACGATCATCAGGTGAGCCACATCCAGCGCGGATAGCGGAGCCTCGGGCTCTTTCCTCGCTTTGAGGTACCAGTTCCATCCATCAGCGATTCTTTGGTGGTTCGGGGTCGCTTTGTCGTAATCGCGCCGACGATCACCCGTCGTCACTTCCATTGCTGTTTCAAGTATGCTGTTCATTTAACTAAGGAGGATTCTCGGAGGATGGAGATAAAATCTTCAGCGCGTAAAACGACGATCCATCCGTGGTCATTGCGCTTATGAAAAACGGTGGGGATTTTACCCTCTTTGGCGTCTCTCACCGCCTGTTCGAGCCACACATAGGGGTTCCCCGCCTCGACGCGCTTGCATTCGATATGCAGTGGGAGAGAGTCGCAAATGACATCGTCCCCAGTTAGTCCGAATCGCCCTTGGCTGAATTGAACTCCGCGTTTGGCGGGGAACCCCTCCTCGGTCAGAAAAGAGGCCAGCTCTCGCTCGCCCCTAGCGCCTTTCGCTCGTGAATTTATTTTTCCCATGCGGTGATGTGGTTATTACATTTAGACTGACCCTTAGCCCACTTGGTAAGGTCAGCTTCTTTGTATACGAACTTTTTTAATCCGAGCTTCCGGTAAGGAAGGTGCATATTATCGCGCCAGTAGGCAAGGTTGCCACGGGAGACTTTTCTCCCGAGCAACTCGCTCAACCGCTCTATTGCTGCTTCGGCCTCGTATGAGGCTTCGGCGTCTTTCCCTTTTGGGGTAGCCCCTTTTACTTCGAGGCTTATCTTACCGTCCCCCAGAGGAGTTGCGGTGAAAGAACTGCATTCTAGTGTGAGTGTCATATTTGATACTGGGGGGAGTTACCCCCCCTGTAATACAATTCTTAAGTGGTTATTATGCAATCAGAATTTTCACCAAGTAGTTCTGAATCATCGGTTGCAGACCTTACCATATCTTCTACAAATTCCGCTGCTAAAACTTCGATTTCGACGCCACTATTTTCAGCGAAGATACGAAGTTTCTCATGGATTGTGGAGTTTATGGAGATGGTGATTTTTGTCATATTGTGTATAGGTCTAAAACCGCAACGTGAGGGTTAATAATTCACGTTTACGGCGGGGATTTTTTGGGTGTACGCTCGGCTCATCTGCCGAGCATAGCGATTTTTTTGAGACGTTCGAGTGTTGCTAAGTCCAAAGACTCAGAGACTCTTTCGTCAGGGCTGTCCGATTGTTTCTCAATCAGGTGTCTTGCAAGTGAGATTGTTTCTCCACTTGGGTCTTCTTTCTTCAAGAAGTCTATAACTGCTTGTCGGATTAGCGCACTAATTGTCACACCCTTCGCTCCTGCAAGGAGGGTGATCGCTTTGTTATTTAACTTCGATTCGACGTATGACACGCGGAGCGTGCCTTCTCGTAATTTGTTCGGCATTTTATTTCAGTTTGTTGGTTAGTTGTTGTTGGTCCGCTGTCTCTCCCGCCCATCGGTGAAGCTGGGTTATTATCTTAGACACCATGTTTGCACAGGTGTTCAATCTTTTTTTGGTTTTTTTTATGGGATAGTTTTAGGCGCATGAAAGTAAAATCTTTTACCACGTTAAAGCGATACCTTTTTTCTTGGCAAACTGACGCACCACATCGGGGGTGATATTAAACCACTGTTCCGCTGCAACCGTGGATACAAGCGCCTTGTAGTGCTTGCGAAGCATGGCTGGCGAGTTGCCCGCTACTTCCGCCGTCAACTCGGAGTTACGATGGAGCGCGATATGGTATGAGCAGAACGAGTGGCGCAGCGCGTTATCTTTTGTTTCAACCCCGCACAGCTTGAGCACGTCTTCGTCTGGCGGATGAATTTTGACGGTCTTAGAGATGGGCCCTTTTTCCGGCGCGAATCTATCAAGCCAGACTTGAAGGTTGTCGGGAATGTTAAGTGCTCTACCTGTCCCCGTCTTTGTTATCTCCGGCCCGAGCCGAATCATTCTTTCCGCTGGGAGAATATTATCGCGAGTGAGCTTTCTGTGACTCGCTTCGGAACTACGAGTGCCTCCAAACGCCATCAGAGCGGTATAGGCGAGTAAGCGGTGTTCGGTACCCGCGAATATCGCACACAGTTCATCGGGCGTGTAGAACTCCACCGTGACTTCTTTTTCCGAAGGGAAATTAGGTTCCATTTCGGTCTTATCCTTCGAGATGTATCGTTGATTCTTTTTCGCAGCCCACCGCAGTAACGATGAGAGTGTGCCAAAAAGGTTTCGTTTAGACTTTGGGCTATACTTCGAGCGGCCCAAGAAAGCCAAATACTCTTCAGGCGCGATAGTATCGATGAATCTTTTTCCGAATTCAGGCTCCCAAGTGTTTTTGTGGTTTCGGAGGGTCTGGTAGTAGCGTGACGAAAGCTGGCGCTCCTGGACTGTTGCGTACCACAAAGCCCACACTTCGGAAAAGGTTTGAGGATTCTGCGATGTGCGCTCATGGAACTTCAAATAAAACTCAACCGCAACGTGCATTGGCGTTGACCCCAATCGTTCCTTGCACTCGTTGAAATAACTCACGTCCTGTCCACTTAGGGCAGTAATGCTTCCGTCACAGGTTGCGAGGTGTCGTACAATTCTATCCGCTTCTGCGAGCGCCGAAGCTTCCGAGTTGTAGCTCCGACGAAAAGTTTTCTTCCCGACTTTCCATCCCAGTCGGTGAGTTGTGTAAGGTCCGCGATCTAGTTTGCTGATCCGAACAAGGGCATGCCCACATTTAAGAATCGTTGTTTTTTCGTTAGGTTTTTCGGTCTGGATTTTCATTTCTCAGTTCTGTTTTGGATTATGATTCTGTCCCAAAAGTTGGGACAAAACGTGTTATTTGGTGTATTAACCTAACACAGTTTTATATAACCACAAATGAAAAAACCCGTATCTTTACCTAGTGAGCGGAGATTTTGTCCCAGAAAATTTTGGACAAAAAGAGGTGGAGGCGACGGGAGTCGAATTCGCTTGCGGTTTTGTATAAATAACTGAAAGATCAATGGTTTCTACAAAGTCGTATTTGACCTTGAACCAAGTTAGACCTACTTTGTCCGCAGATGTTCAAAAAAAGTTCGGGAACCTTTGTCGATGACGGCAAGACGCCAGTTCCAAAAGGCAGTATTGTTAGATACGGTTTTGTTTACCCTCCAGGTACCGCCGATTGGACGATTGAGCTTCACGCTTATCGTAGCATCGCTCCTGACGGAACGCTCCGTGAAGATAATTTTCGTCGAGCCGCGCAGATGTTTTTCTCGAAAAGTTCGGAGCCTTTTGTTTGGCACCCTTGGGCGGACTCCATGTTGCATGAATGCTGCACCAGCCAGTTCGTCGGGTTCGCTGGTTGCGGCTCCTCGGGTAAATCCGATTTCATGGCGGTTTGGATTTTACTCAACTGGCTCGCGGCTCCGTACCACACGCTAGGACTGCTGACATCAACTTCGATTCGTGACTCTAAGAAGCGTGTGTGGGGTGCGGTGCAAAGATACTGGCCCGCGATTAAGGCTGTTGCCCCTGCGAAGCTGACGGATACTCCAACTCCGGCGATTTACGTTATGCGAGACGGCGCTCGAATGGAGCAGGCGGGAATTTATTTGATCCCTGCTGAAGCGAAGAAGACCGCAGAAGTGACAGGAAAGATGCGAGGCATGAAAGCCCCGCGAGTCTTTCTAGCAGCGGATGAGTTGTCGGAGTTGTCTCACTCACTCCTTGACACTGCGATCTCCAACTTGAGTAACAATGCGGTTCTCCACATCTGCGCGGCGGCGAACCCTGTTAGTTACTACGATCCGTTTGGAAAGTTCGTTGAACCGAAAGATGGATGGTCTTCTGTTTCTGTGAACGATGATAGGTGGGAAACTAAGCTTGGTGGGGTTTGCTTGCACTTCGACGCGATGCGGAACCCGAATTATATCGCCCGTGAAAATCTTTGGCCCATTCAGAAGTTCGAGAAGATCGATGAGGCACACGATCGACTTGGCGAGGACTCTCCGATGTTCTGGCGCGACTTCAGGGGCTTTTGGCCTCCACAAGGAGTCAGCAAGGCGATCTACAGCGAGAGCGAAATAATAAAATTCAAGGGCGACCAACCTCCCATCTGGCAGGGTGGAACAACGCGCATTGCGGGGATCGACCCATCGTTTGTTTCGGGTGGTGACCGTTGCGTTCTTTATGTCGGCAGCTACGGACTTAATAGAGATGGGAACGAGCAGGTATCTTTTGACAGCTTCCATTACATCGAAGACGACGCGTCCTCTAAAGACCCGCGCACTTTTCAAGTGGCGCAGAAGATCGCAACCATTTTGGATCGCGAGAAAGTCAAGATGCAATACGTCGGGGTCGATGTGACGGGCGGCGGCGTTCCATTCTGTGACGCTTTGTCACGGGTTCTTGGAAGCAATGAATTTTTGCGAGTCCATTTTGGCGGGTCGCCTACCGAGCGTCCCCTCTCCGCTTACGACTCGACTCAGGCAAAAGACAAATACATCAATCGCGTCACGGAACTTTGGTTCGGGGCGAAGGAGTATCTGCAAAACGGGCAACTTCGCGGCATTGTCCCCGACCTCGCCCAAGAGATGACTGCTCGAAACTTTGAAACCCGAAAGTCGGGGGGCATGAAACTTTGCGTCGAACCGAAAGCGGATATGAAATCGCGTATGGGTCGATCCCCCGACATCGCCGATGCGGCGTTCGTTTTACTGGAAACGGTTCGTGAGCGGCTGGGACTTCGACCGCCGCAGGAGGGTGGGAATGGAAACCGAGCGGGGACTCCGTGGCGGCGGATGATGGACAAAAAGTTTGCCCCCAGGAGAAATACTCCTTGTCTTTTAACCCCCTAGGGTGTATTAACCTTGAAGGTTATTAAATGGAGTCCACTGAATACCCACTTACTATTGAGCAAGGCAGCACGTTCCAGATGCAGTTTCGCTGGAAGGTGGACGGCATCCTAATGAATTTGACTGGGGCTACAGCTCGTATGCAGTTGCGCCGATCCCCTCGTTCAGCCGTTATTTTTGAGCTTACAAACGCGAACAGTCGCATTTTATTGGGCGATACCTTGGGTACGGTTTCTCTGGAATTAACCCCTGAAGAGACCGCTTCTATACCCTCGGGTAATTTTCTTTACGACTTGGAAATTGTTTTTGGCAGCGTTGTTAGAAAGCTCCTAAGAGGCACAGCCGTAGTTGTATCGGAGGTGACAGCGTGAGCGAAATCATCGAGATCATTGGGACGGGTTTAACTGGGCCTCAAGGCCCTAGAGGGCTGCAAGGGGTAGTTGGCCCTGTGGGCGTAACTGGATCTAAAGGCGACAAGGGAGCCGCTGGGACGAATGGGGCCGCTGGAGCACAGGGTATTCCAGGCATTCAAGGCCCTAGAGGACTGCAAGGCCTGAAGGGTGATTCCATTACTGGGCCCCAGGGCGCTCAAGGGTTACCTGGTACGGCAGGGCCCCGAGGCAATGAAGGCCCTATTGGCCCTCAAGGCGTTAGAGGCCCCGATGGAGTTACTGGCGCGGTCGGCCCTAGGGGCAATACCGGCCCTCAAGGCCCTCGCGGTGATATGGGGCTACCTGGACCTGTCGGCCCTACTGGAATCCAAGGTTTTGACGGCGTAAAAGGGGACAAGGGCGACCGTGGAGATCGCGGTTTCGTAGGCCCCGCTGGACCTGTCGGTCGCCAAGGAGAAATGAGTAGAGCGTCAGTGATGGCGCTCTCAATCGCATTAGGAGGCGCATGAAACAGCAATTTAAAGGATCAATAACCTTAGACATAGCCGCACGGACGGTTACGCTTCACGACATCCAGTTGACGCCCGACCGCGTGCTTCTCGTCGTCAACGCGACCGTGGGCTACATCTACCACAACTTTTCTATCGACGACCCTGCGGTAATCACCACAGTCGTTCGGGCCCCCTCTACATCAACAGTATGGCCAAACATGGCTATTGGGACAGACACAGTCATCCATTTTGCCGATTACAAAGACTGCGATAAGCACCAAAATACTGATGCGGTCTCTGTTTTTTATGAGGACGGCGTTGACCTCGGGAAGCTCATTAAGGACGAGAGCGACGAGACGCAGGCCCTCCTTCAAGCTGAGTTTGACGAAACTCAAGTCCAACTCACCGCCTTCCAAGTGGAGGTCAAAGCGGAGAACGATGAGACTCAGACACTCCTTCAAGCTGAGTTTGACGCAACTCAAGTCCAACTCACCGCCTTCCAAGTGGAGGTCAAAGCGGAGAACGACGAGACGCAGGCGCTCCTTCAAACGGAGTTCGACCAGACGCAGACTGATCTAGCCGCGTTCCGCGCCGAAGTCAAAGCGGAGAACGACGAGACGCAGGCGCTCCTTCAAACGGAGTTCGACCAGACGCAGACTGATCTAGCCGCGTTCCGCGCCGAAGTTAAAGCGGAGAACGACGAGACGCAGACACTCCTTCAAACGGAGTTCGACCAGACGCAGACTGATCTAGCCGCGTTCCGCGCCGAAGTTAAAGCGGAGAACGACGAGACGCAGGCTCTCCTGCAAACGGAGTTTGGCACGACAAGAACTCAACTCACGGTCTTCCAAGCAGAAGTCAAGTCGGAGAGCGACCAGACGCAAACGCTCCTTCAAACGGAGTTCGACGCGACTCAAGTCCAACTCACCGCCTTCCAAGCCGAAGTTAAGTTGGAGAGCGATGAGACGCAGACCATTCTAAACTCCAAGCTGCCTACTTTGGTGAGTGGAAAAATACCTGTTCTTAGTACGGACGCCTACAGCCCTATGAATGGGTATTCTACAGCAATTACGAACGGTCCCTACGGCCCAACGACGATCACTTATACAAAAGGGGGCGTTGTAGCTTCTGTGGTTAATCTCACTTATGACGCCAATGGAAAACTTATTTCAGTAGTATGAGATTTTTACTCAACCCTATTTCAGGTCAGTTGACCGCCGCTCCTTCCAAGGAGATTGTTTATTCTGACACGGCTCCCTTTGCGCCACTCGAAGGACTTCGGTGGGCAGACACGACTAATCTCCGCGAGTATATTTTTACAGACGGGTACTGGGTCGAGGTCGGTGTTGGGTTTGTTGGCCCTATCGGGCCGACTGGTTTGACTGGGGCCACTGGAACCGCTGCAACCGTTGCAGTGGGTGCGACGACGACTGGGGCGGCGGGCACCTCTGCCGCTGTTTCAAACTCAGGAACCTCTTCTGCTGCCACATTAAATTTCACCATTCCTAAAGGGGTGGATGGGATAAACGGCGCGGTTGGCCCGACTGGAGATAGCGCGTACCAATCTGCGGTTAAGGGGGGCTATGCTTTTTCTGAGGCGGCATGGGTTGCCTCCTTAAAAGGGGTTAAGGGAGATGCCGCAACCGTTGCAGTAGGTACGACGACGACTGGGGCGGCGGGGACTTCTGCGGCTGTTTCAAACTCGGGTACTACGTCAGCAGCCGTTTTCAATTTCACTGTACCCAAAGGAGACGTAGGCGCGACTGGAACGGCTGCAACCGTTGCAGTGGGTACAACGACGACTGGAGTTGCTGGGACTTCTGCGGCTGTTTCAAACTCAGGAACCTCTTCTGCTGCCACATTAAATTTCACTATCCCCAGAGGTGATAAAGGCGCCGATGGCACTAGCGTCGTCATTAAAGGGTCCGTTGCAACTTCAGCCTCTCTTCCCACTACAAATAGAACGATTGGTGACGTATGGATCGCGAGCGACACAGGTTTGGGATACGCTTGGAGCGGAACCGCGTGGTCGAATGTTGGTAAGATTCAAGGGCCCGCCTGTACTGTTGCAGTGGGTACCACTACAACTGGAGTTGCTGGCACTTCTGCATCCGTCTCAAACTCAGGAACTTCTTCTGCCGCCGTTTTCAATTTCACTATTCCAAAAGGGGAAGCTGGCGTTGCTGGACCCCAAGGCATAAAAGGGGATACGGGGCTGACCGGAACACAGGGGCCCGCTGGCCCCGCACCTAGTGGAACGGGCGCGGTCGTTGTATCCAATGGAGTTTTACAAACTCCAATCCGAGTCGACGTCGCAAATGTGGCGAGCACACTAGTTCAGAGGGACGCATCAGGAAATTTCTCAGCGGGGACGATCACTGGATATTTCAGTGGAAACGTAACGGGTAATGTGACTGGGGGAGTGACCGGAAATGCGGGTAGCGCAACCAAGTTAGCCACTGCACGCAGCATCAATGTCTCCGGCGACGTTACCGGAACGGCCCAAACTTTTGATGGGTCTGCAAATATCACCATCCCAACGGCGATTACAGCGAATTCGATTGTCAATGCCGACATTAACTCTGCCGCTGCCATTGTAGACACTAAACTCGCGAACATAGCGACAGCAGGGAAAGTATCAAACTCCGCTACCACTGCTACGTCTGCGAATACCGCAAACGCAATCGTCGCCCGAGATAATAGCGGCAATTTCTCAGCAGGGACTATTACGGCAAACTTAACTGGTAGCGTTAGTGGAAATGCCGCCAATGTTACTGGTATCGTCGCTATCGCCAACGGCGGAACCGGATCGACTACCGCCGCCGCCGCTTTGATTGCTCTAGGGGCCGCAGCAACTTCGCACCAGCACGGAGCAGGCGACATCACCAGTGGAACTCTGGCTAACGCTCAACTCCCTGCAAGATTGCAAGCGGCCTCGCAGACCATTTCCGACTGGAACAATGCTCTTGAGAATGGGTGGTATCAAGGCAATGCAGCAGCGAACGCCCCTGGAGGGGTGGAGGGTATCGCCATCTTGGATTGGTGGCTTGGATGTGTAGAAACGCACTACGATCGCTGGGTAACTCAAACGGTTCACCGTTTCACCATAGACGCCCCGACAAATACTCACATTTGGAGGAGGAGTTCTGAGGATTCAGGAGCTACCGTAAGAGTTTGGGGCGCTTGGTATAAATTGCAGTTGTCCCAGGGCGAGCAAGATGCGCGGTATGCGCTTAGGGCTCACACTCACGGCGGTATTTCAAACGCTGGTGCGATTGGGGCGACTGCGAGCCTGCCGATCATAACGGGCCCGAACGGCGTTCTACAAGCAGGCGCTTTCGGAACGACTGCGGGGACTTTCTGCCAAGGCAGCGACGCTCGCCTTTCCGACGCTAGGTCTCCTTTGTCGCATACTCACGGCGGTATTTCAAACGCTGGTGCGATTGGAGTGGCTGCGAGCCTGCCGATCATAACGGGCACGAACGGCGTTCTACAAGCAGGCGCTTTCGGAACGACTGCGGGGACTTTCTGCCAAGGCAGCGACG